GGACAGTAAAGCCGCAGGTAGATGGTCTACTAATAAGGATGGGGAATATTTTGCTATCGGGGTAGGGGGTACTGTGACTGGTAAGGGCGCGGATTTACTTATCATTGACGATCCTCACTCTGAGCAAGAGGCGGCTTTGGCCGCAGGGGATGCGTCGGTCTTTGATAAGGTCTATGAGTGGTACACCTCTGGACCTAGGCAGCGTCTTCAGCCTGGAGGATCTATTGTCGTGGTAATGACCCGCTGGGCCAAACGAGATCTTACGGGCCGGATTCTCCAGTCCTCTATAGAGAAAGACGGGAACGACGAGTGGGAGGTAATCGACTTCCCCGCAATACTGCCCAGCGATAAACCTTTATGGCCTGAATTCTGGAGCCTGGAGGAACTAGAAGCTCTCCGATCAGAACTCCCAGTCTCAAAATGGAACGCCCAGTATCAACAAAGCCCAACCTCAGAGCAAGGGGCGATTGTTAAACGGGAGTGGTGGAAGGAATGGAAAGGCGAAGATCCACCTAAGTGCGAGTTTGTTATCCAGAGTTGGGATACCGCGTTCCTAAAAACAGAGCGGGCAGATTACTCTGCATGTACTACTTGGGGTGTTTTCTACATTAACGAGAACGCTAATGACGCTAATATTATTTTGCTTGATTCTTTTAAACGCCGGATGGAGTTCCCAGAGTTAAAGGAAAAAGCCTTTAACCACTATAAGCAGTGGGAGCCGGATGCGTTTGTAGTCGAGGCTAAAGCGTCGGGAGCGCCGCTGATCTTTGAGTTGCGGGCGATGGGGATACCAGTGCAGGAATTTACACCCAGCAGGGGTAATGATAAGATGGTAAGGATTAACTCTGTATCAGATCTTTTTGCGAGTGGGAAAGTTTGGGCACCGCCTACTAGATGGGCTGATGAGCTAATAGAAGAGATGGCCTCTTTCCCTAATGCGGAGAATGATGACTTGGTTGACTCCGCCACCCAGGCATTAATCAGGTTTAGAAAAGGCGGTTTTATTCGTTTGCAGACAGATGAGCAAGACGAAATTCGTGCGTTTAGGCGCAAGGTATCTTATTACTAAGGATTAATATGTCCATTGAAAAATCACTATACGCCGCTCCCCAAGGCATTGAGTCCTTGGCCCAACCAGACATTGAGATTGAGATTGAAGATCCAGAGTCAGTAAGTATTAAGGCTGGTGATATTGAGATAGAGATAGGCAGCGATGAAGATGACTTTGAGGCTAACCTTGTAGAGGATCTTCCTGACGATGTTGTTGCTGAGTTGGTCAGTGATCTGCTTAGCGATTTTGATGATGACATTAACTCTCGTAAAGATTGGATGCAGACCTATGTTGATGGTCTTGAACTTTTGGGAATGAAGATTGAAGAGCGTGCAGATCCTTGGATTGGCGCTTGCGGTGTGTATCACCCACTTCTTTCAGAAGCTGTAGTTAAGTTCCAGGCCGAAGTAATGATGAGTACCTTTCCGGCAGCCGGCCCGGTGAAGACTCAGATTATCGGTAAGGAGACACCTGAGAAAAAGCAAGCCGCTACCCGTGTAGCTGCTGACATGAACTATGAACTAACCGACGTAATGACTGAGTTCAGGCCGGAGCATGAGCGCATGTTGTGGGGCTTGGGATTGGCGGGAAATGCGTTTAAGAAAGTCTACTTTGACCCCAACCTGGACCGCCAGACATCTATTTTTGTTACGGCTGAAGACCTCGTGGTCCCTTACGGCGCGTCAGACTTACAAACGGCTGAGCGTATTACCCATGTTATGCGTAAAACCGAAAATGAACTACGCAAACTACAGGTTGCCGGCTTTTATGCCGACATAGATTTGGGTGAGCCGGACAATATCTTGGATGAAGTAGAGAAAAAAATTGCCGAGAAGATGGGATTTCGCGCGCAGACGGATGACCGCTTTAAAATCCTTGAGATGAACGTAAATTTGGACCTTGAAGGGTACGAAGATACAGACAAACACGGGGAGGAAACAGGAATTGCTCTGCCTTATATTGTTACGATTGAAAAAGGTAGCAGCAAGTGTCTGGCCATCCGCCGCAATTGGGAAAAAGACGATAAATTAAAGTCTAAAAGACAGCATTTTGTCCATTACGGCTACGTTCCCGGCTTTGGCTTCTACTGTTTTGGTCTTATCCATCTTATTGGTGCGTTTGCCAAGTCTGGAACTTCTATTCTTCGCCAATTAGTGGATGCAGGTACCCTGGCAAACCTTCCCGGAGGTTTTAAAACACGCGGCCTTCGTGTTAAGGGCGACGATACACCTATTGGACCAGCTGAGTGGAGGGATGTTGACGTACCCAGCGGGACTATTGCTGAGAACATCATGGCTCTTCCCTACAAGGAGCCAAGTCAGGTGTTGGCAATGCTTCTTGACAAGATTGTGGATGAAGGTCGTAAGTTTGCCTCTGCTGCCGATATCCAAGTTGCAGACATGTCGGCCAACTCTCCCGTTGGTACTACGCTGGCTATCCTTGAGCGCACACTAAAAGTAATGACTGCCGTCCAGGCGCGCATTCACTATTCGTTTAAGCAAGAGTTGGTACTGTTACGCGACATCATTCGTGATTACACACCTTCTGAGTACAACTATGAACCAGAAGAAGGTTCACCCAAAGCCAAAAAGTCTGACTACGATTTAGTAACAGTTATCCCTGTCTCTGATCCTAACGCCGCAACGATGGCGCAAAAGATTGTGCAGTATCAGGCGGTTATTCAATTGGCTCAGATGGCTCCTCAGATCTATGACCTACCACAACTGCACCGCCAGATGCTAGATGTGTTGGGAATTAAGAATGCGGAGAAGCTAGTTCCACTACCCGATGATGAAATGCCTGTAGACCCAATTAGCGAGAACATGAATGCTTTAAATGGTAAACCTCTAAAAGCGTTTATCACCCAGGACCAGCAGGCTCATATTGCGGCGCACCAAATGTTCATGCAAGATCCCCTTGTAATGAAGACCATTGGGCAAAACCCACAAGCAAACATGATCATGGCTGCATTGCAAGCGCATATTGCAGATCACCTTGGCTTCTACTATCGCACAATGATTGAGAAGCAAATGGGCGTACCAATGCCGCCGCCTAACGAGCATCTTCCCGATGATGTTGAAGTCCAACTTTCACGGCTGGTTGCCCAAGCAAGCGCACAGGTTATGCAGGCCAATACAGCACAAGCCCAACAAGCCCAGGCTCAACAATTGGCACAAGATCCACTTATCCAAATGCAACAACAAGAGTTGCAGATCAAGGGTGCGGAGCAACAGCGCAAGCAACAGAAAGACCAGATTGACACTCAACTAAAAACTAGCCAGCAGCAGATTGAACGAGAGCGTATTCAAACTCAAAAAGAAGTGGACATGACCAGGATTCAAACGGACTTTGTAAAGTCCCAAAAAGAACTGGATGCACATAATGAGATTGAGCGCCAGCGCATATTAAGCAACCTTGTTGGACGTAACCAATGATTGATAACTACCTACAACATCTATCTAAAAAGATAGATGACAAAGTATCCCAACTCCAAATAGCTTTAGCGGATGGCAACGCTGGGGATTTTTCGGAGTACAAGAAAATGTGCGGCGAGGTTAAAGGTCTGCTTACCGCACGTTTATTTATCTCAGACCTACAAGAAAGATTGAAAACCAATGACGATGAGTAATTTAATTAAAGCCGTGGACTTGTCTCAGATAATGAACAAGGGCGCGGAACAAAAAGCCAAACAGCTACCAAAGCCGTCCGGCTACCGCATTTTGTGCGCCATTCCAGAAGTGGAAAAAGAATATGAAAGTGAACTTGGATTGCTTAAATCTGATGAAGCTATTCGTAACGAAGAATTACTAACAACGGTATTGTTTGTCGTGGACTTAGGACCGGATTGCTACAAAGATGCAACCCGATTTCCCTCTGGCCCATACTGCAAAGCAGGCGACTTTATCCTGGTTAGACCACACGCAGGAACCCGGCTAATTATCCACGGCAAAGAGTTTCGTGTAATTAACGATGACTCTGTTGAGGGTGTAGTTGAAGATCCACGCGGTATCCGCCGCAAATAAGGAGCTAATATGTCTGATTTTAAATTTCCTGACGAGCAGGATAATGATCTTGATGATGAAATAATTGTTGAAGTAGAGGATAAAACTCCTACTGAAGATCGAAATAAAACACCTTTACCTGAAAAAATAAAGGAAGACCTTTATAACGACGAGCTAGAAGATTACTCTACAAAAGTAAAGAAAAAACTTCTTCAAATGAAGAAGCTTGCACATGACGAGCGTAGGGAAAAAGACACTGCCTTGCGTGAACAAGCTGAAACCGTTGAGTTCGCTAAAAGGTTAATGGATGAGAACAAAAGGCTCAAGTCTAACCTTAACAACAGTGAAAAAAATGTTCTTTATTCTGTTACTAAAACAGTGGAAATGGAGCTTGAGTCTGCCAAGAAAGCCTACCGGGAAGCTTATGATTCTGGGGATACCGATAAGGTAATGGAGGCGCAAGAACGTCTTACGGAAGCAACATTAAAAATTGATAAAGTAAGAAATTTTCGCCCTCCAGCTGAAGAAACTGTCGAAAATGTGGTACAAACGCCTCAACCCCGTGCCCAACGGCCCCCACCAGATCCGTCTGCTGTGGCTTGGCAACAGGAAAACCCTTGGTTTGGGGAAGATGAAGAGATGACCAGTTTGGCTTTGGGTCTTCACGAGAAGATGCAACGCGAAGGGGTTAGAGTTTCATCACAGGAGTATTACTCCAGGTTAAACAATACAATCCGCAAGCGGTTCCCAGAGAAATTTGAGGACGCAGAGGAACAAGAAGATCGGCCTAGCCGAAAAAGCTCGGTGGTTGCGCCAGCTACACGGACAACATCCGCAAAACGAGTTAGGTTAACCCCTGGTGAACTTAATTTGGCAAAGAAATTTAACTTAACACCGGAGCAATTTGCTGCGGAAAAAATCAAATTGGAGGCCGCAAATGGCTGAAAACAGAAAACCGCGTGAGCTTGAGGAACGATTGTTGACTGAGCGCCCAAAGCAGTGGGCACCGGCTGAATTACTTCCTGAACCAGACAAGCAACCTGGCTACAAATATCGGTGGGTGCGTGTTTCAACTTTGAATCAAGCAGATCCTCGCAATCTTTCGGCCAAACTCCGTGAGTATTGGGAGCCTGTTCCAATTGAAGAACAACCCAGATTTAAACTGTTAGCTGATCCAGCAAGTCGATACAAAGACAACATTGAGATTGGCGGGTTATTGCTTTGCAAGACTCCAGAGGAATTTGTTGACCAACGTAATACTTACTTTGCAAAACAAAATGTTGCTCAAATGGAGGCTGTAGACAATACTCTTATGCGTCAAAGCGATGCGCGGATGCCTCTCTTTAGGGAGAGTAAATCTTCAAGTAGCTTTGGAAAAGGTATTTAATTTTTAGGAGTCCTTAAATGGCTTATCCAACTGTCTCGGCAGCTTACGGTTACAAACCCGTAAACCTGATCGGCGGTCAGGTGTTTGCTGGATCAACCCGGAATCTACCGGTCCAGTACAACTACGGTACCGCTATGTACTATGGTGACCTAGTCACTCTATCGGCTGGTTATGTTGTGATTGCAACTTACCCTGTTAGCACAACCAACACTACTGTTGGCGTGTTTCTGGGTTGCTATTACACAAACCCAACCACCAAGCAACGTCAATTTGCTCAGTACTATCCTGGCAGCGTAACTGCTGGCGATATCACTGCAATCATTGGCGATGATCCTGACCAAGTAATCCGTTGCGCGGTTACTACTGGCGCTTCTGCTACTACCATTGGATCGGCTTCGTCGATTCTGGTTGGCGTGAATATGGCTGGTAATACTTTGACTGGTTCCGCTTCTACTGGTAACGGTGCAGGCGCAGTTGTTGCAGCTTCGGCTACGACTTCTGGTGGCGGTTTCCGTGTTCTCAATCTGGTTCCTGATACCCAAATCAGCACCTCCTCCACTTATGTGTCTGGCGGCGCTCCTGCGGCAACTTCGGTTGTTGTATCTGGCCTGACTGTTGGACAAGTACTGCCTGTTGGTACAGATGTGTTTAACTTGGTAAGTGGTCAACTGCAATTTACTGGCGCTACGCTAAGTGCTGCATCGACTGTAACTACCACTGGTAGCACTACTTTGACGGTTACTGCGGTTACGACCCAAGTTGCTGGCACTGTTGTGTTGGTTCAAAGCCCTGAAGTTCTGGTCAAGCTGAACTTTGGCGCTCACCGCTACTATGTAGCATAAGGAGTAACTTAAAATGGCTATTTCACGCGCACAGCTACTTAAAGAGTTGCTTCCTGGGCTTAACGCCTTGTTTGGTCTACAGTACAAAACCTACGAACAAGAACACAATGAGATCTACGAAACCGAGACTTCTGAGCGTTCTTTTGAAGAGGAAACAAAACTGTCTGGCTTTTCTGCTGCACCAGTCAAAAACGAGGGTTCTGCCATCGCTTATGACAATGCTCAAGAAGCTTGGACCGCCCGCTACAACCACGAAACCATTGCTTTGGGCTTCTCCCTAACGGAAGAGGCAATTGAAGACAATCTGTATGACAGCTTGTCCGCTCGTTACACCAAAGGTCTGGCTCGTGCTATGGCATACACCAAGCAGGTTAAAGCTGCTGCTGTACTAAATAACGGCTTCTCGTCTGCCTATCCAGGCGGCGATGGCGTAGCGTTATTCAGCGCCTCTCATCCTCTGGTTTCTGGAGCTACCAACAGCAACATTCCATCTACCCCATCTGACTTGAATGAGACTTCGTTGGAAAACGCAGTTATTCAAATCTCTCTGTGGACAGATGAGCGCGGCTTGTTGATTGCTTCCAAGCCAAAGAAACTGATTGTTCCTCCGGCTCTGCAATTTGTTGCCACCCGTCTGTTGGAAACCGAACTTCGCGTCGGCACCACTGACAATGATGTCAATGCTTTGAAGAACAACGGTTCAATTCCTGGCGGCTACTGCATCAACCACTTCTTGACCGACACGAATGGCTGGTATTTGACCACTGACGTTCCTAACGGCATGAAGCACTTTGTTCGTACCCCCTTGTCTACTGGCATGGACGGCGACTTTGATACTGGTAATGTCCGTTACAAAGCTCGTGAGCGTTACAGCTTTGGCTGGTCTGACCCTCTGGGAATGTTTGCTTCGGCAGGAGCTTAATAGGCTTCAGTAAAGGAGAATTAACTATCCTCCTACTAAGGCTCCTTCGGGAGCCTTTTTTATTTGTGCAATTAACTAAAACTGTGATATATTGCAGTCATTCCGGGCTTTCCGGTGCATCAAACTGTCCCGGCAGACGACATACCGATTGATGCACTTCACTTGTATGTAAGGAATTATCATGGGATTCGCAACTCATCTCGGCCCTTGGCTGCTTGGCACGGTCAAAAACACTACCGGCACAACTGCTGGCACGATTCGCAATACTGGCGCTACTACAGTTAGCCAATCTGCGCTCCTTGTATTTGGCACATTGACCGGCACTGCTTTTGTGCTGCCTGCTGGCGCACAAGTGACGCAGGTAACAATCGTCACCACAACTGTGTTTAGCGCCGCAACTACAATTAAGCTGAGTATTGGTGGTGTAGATTTCACGACCACTGGCACTATTACAAGCGTTGGCTCAATTAGTTTGACTGCTAACGCAACGACTCCCGGCGGTTGGCTCAATGTCGGTTCTACCGATGCGCTTATTACCTACACAATGGCAGGCACTTCCCTCACCACTGGTGCGGCAACCGTGTTTGTCGTGTACGCTGTTGAAGGCTCAGACGGCGGTCAGTTCCCAACCGCTACACAGCAGTAATTAATCTTGGGGGCTTTGGCCCCCTCATAACAGGAGATTGATTATGGGTATGCAAACTGATGTACTGGCAAGTCAGGTACTTACTGCTGACGGACAATTTACAAATCAAACAAGCGCTACCATAGGCCGCGCAAGGATTAAATCTGTCTACATTGTTCCGGCGGCAACGGCAGGTAGTGTTGTGTTTAAAGATGGCGGTACGTCTGGCATAACTATCATGACCTTGAATACGGTAGGCTCTGTTACGCAGCCTACATACTTGCTATTTCCGGGTGAAGGTGTGTTATTTAGCACCAATATTTATGCGGATGTGACGAGCATAGGTTCAGTCACAATTTTTTATGGCTAAGAAAGGCCCGGTTCTCTCTGTTGGCCGGGGCGAGAAGCTGCCTGTCTCCAAAGGGGCTGGACTAACTGCCAAAGGTAGAGCCAAGTACAACGCAGCAACAGGCAGTAATTTGAAAGCTCCCCAGCCTCAAGGTGGCGCACGCAAGAACTCATTTTGTGCCCGTATGTCTGGTATGCCGGGGCCGATGAAAGATGAAAAAGGTAAGCCTACCCGCAAGGCGGCTTCCTTAGCTAGATGGAAATGCTAGGAGAATGACATGGCAACCAAACGCAAAGTAAAAAAATTTGACGAAGGTGGAGATACGGGTAGAGACTCATCTACGGATAGAGACTCATCTAACTACAGTAATGAAGGCCGCAATCAAATCAGTGGTGACTCGCAAGCAGCAGGGGAAGCGCGTGCTGGAATGAGTTTTGCTGGAACTGGCAGTGGTTTAGGCGGCACTGGTGCGGACATGGCTCAACTCGGCATTGGCGGGGATGGCCCATCTCTTGGTAAAAGACAAGGGGACTTTGTAAGTTCTGCACAATTTTCTAAAGATAATAATTACGGGGATGTTGCGTTAGGCATTAACAATGAATTAAAAGATTATTTACTGTCAAGTGCAGAACAAAACAATGGTAATGTTGTTAAAAATGCTAAAAGATACAACAACCCATATTCAGCACAAAATCAATTTAACTATCAATCAGACAGATTAAAAAAAGCACTTGGCATGAAAAAAGGCGGGTCAGTTAAGAAAATGTCTTCTGGTGGCAAAGTGTCCAGCGCTTCTTCTCGTGCTGACGGTATAGCCCAACGCGGCAAAACTAAAGGTAGGATGTGCTGATATGTCTGATAAAAGCGTTCTTGAAAAGTATTACGACGAAGAGGCTAGGAAGCGTCGCGCACCTACGTCCAAAGAAATGGAACAGGATGCAGTTGAACCAGACACTACTTTGGAAGGGCTTTTAATTGGCCCCGGAAGAGCTGCTGCTGGCGCAATTGCTAAAGGCGTTAATAGATTTGTAAATAAATCAGCACCAAGAGTTACGGCTCCAAAAATTGGGTCGCAAGTCCGGGACGATAGTGATCTTGAGACTTGGGTAGGCCGGGCTAATGCAATGGACCCAGATCAACCTTTCCCTCTTCTTTCCGCAGAAAAAAGAGCAAAGAGGGAAATACTTAGAAACAAAGCAAATATTTCAAATGCTTTAGAAAGCGCAGCTGTTACTAATCTTAGAAGAGGTTATGGAGAACTTGCAGGACTTGCCGCCAATAGATATTCTAATAACAAAAACCCATCTGATAACTCATATAAAAGTGGTGGCAAAGTATCTAGCGCATCCAGGCGGGCAGACGGTTGCTGTGTCAAAGGCAAAACTAAAGGCAGGTATCTATGAGTGATACAAACGATGCAAAAACAATGGCTGATGGCGCTGCCGTAGTAATGGGCCTTGGTGGATTTTTAGGGTGGATGACTCCTATGGTAACGCTTATTGGCGGTGTCTTAACTATTGTTTGGTTGAGCATTCGCATCTGGGAAACTGCCACGGTACAGAAGCTGGTTAAAAAAGATGCCAAGTCATAGTTCTAAACAGCACAAGTTCATGGAAGCGATAGCTCACTCGCCATCGTTTGCCAAGAAGGTAGGCGTTCCACAGTCCGTGGGACAAGATTTTTCAACTGCGGACAAGGGCCGCAAATTCTCTAAAGGTGGTGATACTATGGCTAAGATGAACGCAGGCATGATGGCAATGATGGCTAAGAAAAAAGACGGTATGCACAAGATGCCAGACGGTAAGATGATGAAGAATTCTGCCATGAATATGGGCGGTATGACCAAAATGGCTGGTGGCGGTATGCCCATGAAAGACGGTAAACCCGCTTTTATTGGTGACGGTAAGGGCGCAATGAAGCATGGTGGTAGCGTTAAAAAAATGAACATGGGCGGCATGGCTAAAGGCGGCTCAGCTTCTTCGCGTGCTGACGGTGTTGCTACTAAAGGCAAGACTAAAGGCACTATGATTAAGATGAAAAATGGCGGCAAAGCCTGCTAAGGATTTATCATGGCAGATGTTAAATACCCTGACGCTACCCCGGTAGATGAGCCTGCGGCAAAGAAAGCTAAGCCCGCGACTAAACCAGCGCCTAAGCCTCCGGTTTATCCCAAAGATGTACCGGTAGATGAGTCAGTAAAGAAAATGGCTAAGGGCGGATCTGCCTCCCCACGCGCTGACG